TAATACAAATCTCTGCCTTTCTTAGCATGCAGCAACGCAGAACTATATCTTCAGCATCCGCTGGTTTCAACCTCAAACGGTGCCTTTGGTTCTATTCTTCGCAGGTGTCAATACACAAAGACAGGTACCTCTATTTTTTCTCCCATGATCTCCCCCTTCCCGGCCCCCAGGCCACAAAAAAAGCGCCCAAGACTCTCCCCGGCATAGACTACCGGCCCCACACGTCACCGCATGAGGTGTCTTGAGCGCAAAATGTTGATATTCTGTTGTCATTGTCTATGGTTTGGAGGAATAAAACTATACTGAACTTAAACTATATCTTTAATAACGGCAGCTAAACGCTTATTAACATCTTTAAGAAGTATCGTTATACCATCATTTTGTTTACTTATAATATCATATTCTTTATAATGCAAGAAAAAAGTTGCAATCTAACAAAAAAAATATTAATTAGAGGTATGAAAGTGGCTGTAAATATCAGAATGCCGGAAGAGATGAAAAAGGCACTTGACGAAATTGCTGTAGGTGAGTTTCGATCGCTGAATAGCGTGATTCTTCAGTTTTTGGATGAACAGCTTAAAAACAAAGAGGTTGACTGGCGGCAGGGAAATAAGAAAGAGGGTAAAGAATAATCCATTATCCAGACTCCATTTCTCGCAACTGAGAGGTAGGTGTTCTTGTCTTTCGTGGTGTGGGATTGGTGTTTTTTGCAAAGAGACCGAATTCTAACCGAAAACAACCACTCCAAATAGATAAATGATTCAAGATGACAACATCCTTTACTAAGGAATAGAACATCCTCTCAAGAAATATAAAGAGAAGACCGAGCAATAGTCCGTTAGGCGGATTCTCCTGAAATACTCTATAGAAACTAACATTTGGAAACCTTCAATAATGCAAGTGTCTGATTTAATAAGATATATCGTTTGGTATGCAACCCAGCAGGATACAAGGTTAACAACGAACCGGCTCGTTAAATTTGTTTACCTTGCAGACCTTTTTTACGCACGCATCAAGAACGGACAGACCATAACTGGTTTTCCATGGAGATTCGTCTATTACGGCCCATATTGTAGCGAAGTACTGAGTTCAATCGATATGATTGTGAAATATGGGCTAATCTCCAAGAAAACCTGTGAAAGCAAGTTTGACGGAGAAAAGGACTATAATTTATTTTGGTGTCGCGACGATGATGCCGAGGAATTCGCCAAGAAGACAGATGTTGAAATGATTGGACAATTGCAGAAAGCCATAAAAAAATTTGGGGATGATACTCCACAGCTGTTGGATTTTGTGTATTTTGACACTGAACCTATGAAGGACGTCAGAAAAGGAGATCTTCTCGATTTTTCAAAAGCCGAGAAGTTTAAACCAAGCGAAAGAATTCAGTTGAAGAGACTTTCGGCTGAAAAAATCAGACAGGCGCGAGAAAAAATTAAGGAATTAAGTGACGGTCTAAATGCTGACAAAAAAAGGCTGTTCAATAACGAACGGGAAGCCGGAAAATATAAGGATGAGTCATACTATAAATTTCTCGAATTTCTTGATGGTGAGGAGCTCGAAGTTGGTTTAAATGGAACTGCTAAGGTTGAAATAGTCTCATGAGTATTACTCAGCTGTATACCACTGAAGAATTTTTTGACCACACTGATTTTAATGCTTTCAAGATTGGACAATTCTGCTGGGTCCCCGTTCCTTCTCCTGACCCCATACCCCGTATCCTTGATATTCAACGAAATAACGCTGAAGAACATGAAGAAGTTAAATTTGAATTGAGGTTGGCAAATAGTCGAAATGATTTCAAAAAAAGAGATCGATCTCTTCCAATAAAATACCTAAACCTGAAATCTAATGAGGAGCTCCTCACCCAAAAATGCAAAAAGAGGCTGGCGATAATTCTTTCATCGGAAGTTGAATGTTTCACTGATATCGCCAAGCTATTGAAACAAAAAGGAAAAAAACATCAGCAACAAGACTGCATGTTTGTGGTTCCTTGCTACAGTGTTCAGAAAGAACAGTATGGGACAGGGTTTATTCATCCGATAGTAGCACGTGCTCAATGTTTGTTATACAGACAATTTTTCTATGTCCCACAATCAAAGAGATTTTCAGAACTGATCGCGAGATTTGACAGAATCCAAGTAGTCATTGATAAATCGCGTGCTGCAATCGAGCCAACTGATGTGTGTTTATCTGAAGAACTATTCAATTTATTCCTGGCAATGTTTCTCAGTTGCATATCAGGAAGAACCGACGAAAACTTAGAGGCTGTGAAATCATTGCTTCAAGAGGCTCTTCCTTCAGAAAATGGTTGATATCCAGGCCCAAAGGAAGCCGAAAAAAGTCCGGACCCATAGTGTTCGTCTCGCCTATCCTGCGCATGAGATCCATATTCTGGATGGCAAGTGAAAACGCCATTTTTTCGAAACGGCAAAACCTACCACCCTTGGGGGCCACGGTGTTTCATCGAAGTTTTCTTCCGTGATTTATCCACTCTTCCGGCAAGGAATTAGCAATTGACTTTTTTCAAGCCAAGATGTTAATTTACCATTGAGGCTGGTTTTAGGGAAGTTAGACGCCACGCTCCTAATCGTGGAAATGTCGTCCCCGATACTGGCTCAAAGGAGTGGCGGAGCGTTTCGGACAGGCCCCCTACTGGTCTTGTGTCCATCCCGCCATGGTTCTGGGTTATGGACCAAAAACCAGCGTCCTAATTCAAAAAACATTGATTTCCCCAACAAACCTATGTATTTCTATTTCTTCAGCGTCATAATTCGTAGAAACTAAAAGCCAACCACAAAAAGAGGGGTGCCGTGGAGAGAAGCGTTCATCGGCAAAATGGTTTAGCCGTTATTCTCCTTCTTGTCTTTATACTATTTGTATTCAGCCCACAGTATTCATTTGCAAAAATGTATAAGTGGGTCGATGAAAACGGCCAGATACATTGGTCAGATACACCCCCACCACCGGATGAGAAGGCCCATGCCCTAAAAGAGTATGAAACGGTTGAGGATAAAGCAAAATCAAAAGGCCTCTACAAAAAACCTCCCCAAAAAAGCCGCTACAAAAAACCCAGATCAAAGGGCCGCTATAGAAAACCCAAGGAGCCCCAGCCTGACTATTATGAGACGCCAAAAGACCTCCCTCCTTCAATATACGACGATTTTTTTAACGGCGTAGTTGTCATCAGAACCTCACGCAGCATTGGGACAGGATTTTTTGTTTCAAATTCCGGTTTAATGGTTACCAACTACCACGTTGTTGGTTCCGATAGAACGGTTTCAATTAAAACAAAAGACCTAAAAACAATTATTGGGACAGTTGTAGCTTTTGACAAGAAACGAGATTTGGCCTTGGTATCATCAAAATACCAGAACTTGGCTTGCCTTAAGTTGGCTGAACCTGACGAAGGTGGAGTAGGTAGTGATGTTGTTGCGATTGGGACCCCATCAGGATTAGATTGGAGCATATCAAAAGGCATTGTGAGCAGCATACGCCGGTTGAATGGAGTTCGTGTCATTCAAACAGATGCTGCAATAAATCCTGGAAATAGCGGGGGGCCACTTATTTCACTCAAAACAGGAAGCGTAATTGGTATTAACACGTGCAAACTCGTAGGCGTTGGTGTTGAAGGGCTCAATTTTGCTGTTTCTGTTCAGGAACTCATTAGAGCGTTCCCTGATTTTTTAACCCGAAAATAACATAAATCTAAAAACTTAAGAAGGAGCGGGGCATCATGAAAAAGTTAACTATTTTAGCACTTGCAGCCATGTTTATCCTGCCATTGACCGCTTATGGACAGGAGTCGAGTAATGATCGGGATAGAAGGGACTGGGAAAGAAAAATGAACCAATGGAAAAGAGATGATATAATAAGAGACAAAAGACGTGCTATAGAAGATAGAGACTGGAAAGAGACGGAATATCAGCAGCGTAGACTTGAGCGGCAACAACTACAAGAACGCCTTCTGGGTCAGTGAAAGGAGAACCATCATGCCCTATCAATTACTTTTGGTCGTCGAAAGACCCGATTTAAGTATCGTTGAAAACAAGGGAACTTGGGAAGTTTGTTTAAAAAATATAGAAAATAGCGCCAAGCGATATACAAATCTGACAGCATTAGGTGAAAATGTTCTACTATTGACAATAGATGGTCCACTGAGCAGCGTAGCGGATGCGTTGTCCCATCTGAACGGAATCGATTATAAGTATGCGCTTTTCGATACAGAAATCCAGTGGCACGAAGTAACAGGGGATTCTTGATTTTTACATCATGAGGAATTGGCATTGAGTACCTCCCTTTTAAAACCTTACAGCGAAAAGGAAAAACATAATGGATGAACTGAAAATTGCAGCTGCCATCATCTGTGCAGCCATGATTAAAGAAGGGACCGTTATCACTGAAAGCATTGACAACGATCAAGGCAAAACCGCAGATAATTACTGGCGCTTATACAGTTTCCTCAAGAAAAGTGACGGAAATCCTGATAAAACTCATGCATAACCCGGAATGAGCTTCACATCAAAGACAGCTTGGGGGCTGAGTAGGATTCTCTCTTCCAGCCCCTGAGCTGCTATTCTAACGCGCTTAACGTCCCACCCGAGGTCCTTGGCAATTCCCTGAAGCTTGTCAACATCTTTTACACGCTGTATTCCTATTTTAGAATACCCCTCAAACCTATCCTCTTTGTCCATAATTACATTCCTTTAAAAACACTTCTTTAGACACCCATTTCCATCAACCGACGTAAATTTCACCACTGCTGGAACTCCTGGAGATGACACCTATTCATCCCGGCGCGGAAGCCTGGAGGGCCACTTGAAAATCCCGCCCGCGCACACAACAACAGGGGCGTTAGCATCTCTTGAGCCATACCAGACCTACCCATTTACCCCCTGCCGTTGATTCTCGTGCTCTGAACTACACTCCTTGAGCGGTTTAAATCCATTCCTGCCTGTTCTCTCTATCGCCATTCTAACTTTATTCGGGTTAGGCCTGGGATCTTTCCCCATTCGATAATCAAACAGAGGACAATCAGGCGCTGTGCATTTCGTAATTTCAATCTCGTAACCACCCATACAAGAAATGCAGTTTTTTCTAATAACCCTTAGCAATTCAACTTTTGTTGTCATATTCTTCTTCCCCGACGTCGTGGAGTGTAGCACCCATTTTGAGTTTAGAACTCAATTGGCATCTATTATTTTCCTATAAAGAATTGATTTTAGCCCTGGCCTTGGCTGCGCCTGCTTTAGTCCCCATTTTCTTTTATTTTACTTTTAATAACCCAAAATCGACCCTCTAATCGCTACCACACTAAACGAACTCACCTGGACCCTTGCCCTGCTATCCGTCAGTACATTCGTTTCTTCCTTTTCATCTGATCTATCCACGGCTCAGGCTTCTCCTGACTCACTACTGGGAATGATGAAGACTCATCCCAAGACGGTTCCTTCAATCTTCGCTCCATCTTTTCCTTGGGGCTCATTAGCATCGATACGAGGTCTTTTAAACCTGCTCTCTTTGCTATTTCCTTGAAAGAATTGGGGTTTAACTTCCGCCTCTTTCGTCTCTGCCTGCTTACTATCGGAGACGGCCTTGCCAGTCTCTTTAGGAAACCGGCTCTCACTGCATTTCTTGCCCGCCGCATCTCTAACCGCCGCAAAGGACTTGTCGTTCCTAATCTACCCCTAAGCATCATCTGTCCTCCATATTGAATGATTACCTCTCTTGATCGTCGGTTCTATCCCTCCACCGTAAAACATCCCGCACCCTGCTCTGACTGGCTCATCCACATACACCGGCCTAACAACGAATAAACCAGCCCGCCAATAGCCAACGCCGCAGGATCATTGCTGTAAAATTTATGCAACCGACGTTTCAATATACCATTCCCACCGAAAAAAAACCTGGTCTTACCAGCCCGTATGCAAGACTCAAACGACCGGACGTAATTATCGAATATTTTAGGTATGCCGAAATCATCTGGGGGTACAATAAGGATTTCCTTATTCTCCCCTAATCGCTCGTTGAATAGAGCCAGAGGCCTGTAAAACCTGTCAAAATCACCAAACCAGACCTTCAATAGATTCGTCTGGACCCCGTAACCGTACTTTTCCCGCATTGCTACACATTTCTCTAATAAACTCGGCACGTCCTCATCTTCTGCCTCTGCCAGTAACCGAAACTTAGCATCCCTTGGGTCGTAATGCGTCTCCATATCCAGGCCTGGCGGTCTAATTACACCGACTATAGCCGCATAGCCCGGCAGCCCTGTGTCTTTCTCCGACACCTCAGACGGCCAGCCGAGACAGGCGTATAGGTCGTGATACAACATACCGGTCTCCATGTCCTCGTACCAATAGGGATTTTCCATAAGCTCCTGTCCGGTAAGATGCGCATGATCCCGCCGAGCCATCATGATCTCAGGGGCGTGGGGGTGGGAAATAAGCTTGATAATGCTTTTTGATTTTTTCATAAATATTCTCCTTTATTTGGTTATTTGGTATCCCTCCGGTTCATCGAGAAACACGCAGTTGTCGAAAAACCCGCTTCTTGGAGCGAAGGTCAAACAGAGTGCATCGGCCCTGTCAGGACTGCGTTTAAGAAGCTCTCGAATGGTGTCTTTTTTCATCACACGGATCTTACCATTTAAGACTTCATAAGTAACCGCGGCAAGCTCTTCCACGAGCATCTCGTCAGGAGGTAACATAGACCCTGAATCAGTCCTCAACCACTCCCTGCAGGCCCACCATATTTGATCCCTCAATATTTGAAATTCACCCAATTCAGAGCTTTCTGTAGGAGAGGATGCAACCTTCACGGCTGACGCAGAGCAACCGCCTCTTTGCATATGAGGCGCTACGCCAGTACCCACGCCAGTAGCATCAACCTTTGCAGATGACACGTTCCGGCTTTCATATTCGGCTATGCCTCGATCCCCGGTAATGATGGTATCAACTCCGCCCCATGCAATCAGCTTTTCAACGAAACCACCATATCTAAAACAGGCTACATTAGCATCACTGCCAAACTCCCCGACGTCGAGCCCCATGATAGCGCTGGTATGCTCTGGAGGCCTTTCGCCATGTTCCAAAACATAAGCATCCCACCTTGACCGGGCCTTTGCTATCCACTCGCGGCTGATTAGCTGTGTGCTACCTTGAGCCGGATACTGACCTAAAACCATATAAGAGAAAGCTGGCTCCATGATTTTGTAATAGCCGGGTTTCAATGGTGGATACTCCTGGCCGCTCTGGCTTCTGGCTGTGAGGCCCTGCAGGACGGCGGGGAGTTCAAAACACTCGCTGTCAAACTGCTCACCCTCTGCCAAAGGCCGGCACCATTCGTTGATTCGCCTGATAGTGGTTTCCCTGGTCACGGCGCCCGGTATTTCATCTTTGCCGGTAACTACATTCGGATGATTGAAAGCCGACAGTTTGACCACGTTAGCTCGACCGTCCCGGATCATCCGGTAAGCCTCTCCGAGTTCTGCCCTGGGATTAAACATAACCAACAACCGGGCATGACCACCAGACATACAACTCTCAATGCCTCTGTAAACCTCATCAGGGATAGCGTCACCTTCGTCTAAGATAAACAGTAGGTGTGGGCTATGCTTTCCCGAGAACTTAGCCTCGCGCTGCGCTTCAGTGCCACTCATAGGGATCGTAACACCCGTTAGGAAGGATTGCGCTGATCTTGATACATGAAGGTTTGTGGTCGTGTCGCTCTTAAATAGGTCGGTATGTTTCTCAATGGTACTGCCGATCTCACCCCATAAGAGCTTTTTCAAGTTACTCTCTGGAGGGGCCGCTGCGGTGTAGATCTGACTGTCAGGAAAACACTTAAACCACCATACCGCGATCCGTGCTGCACAATGCGTTTTACCAACAGCATTAGAAGATTGAGCCACAGTGACAGGATTATCCCGGACGGATTCCATCAGGACCTTAACTTCATCGGTAAAGGACTCATTCAAGACCTGCTCACCGAAGCCAACAGGGTCATCCTGATATTCGCTAAACCCCTCTTTCTCGGTCCCGAATTCCTGGTTAATCGAATCGGATAGCTGTTCGTATAATTGAGTTTTGATTAAGTCTACTGATGATTGCATTTCGTACCTCTGGGCTTGCTTCGCCAATAGCGGCTAAGATTTCCCTTTGAAACTCTTGATTCGCCTGTACATCATAAGCAGTCTGGAAAATTTCAAGTTGTAGCCGGAGCTGACCCCTAATTTCGGCCATGGCCTTTAAGGCTAACGCCCGGGGGTCCTTTAACTTGAATTCAACAACCTCTTCTTCATCTTTGCCTACTCGCACCTTCTTCTGGCTTTCAAGGGTCTGAAGGGCTTCATCATCCCCCCGCTGCCATCTCATTAGAAGATCGAGGATCTCATTGGCATTACCGTTAATCTTCTGGATTTGCGCCATCGCATCAAGCCTTTGATCAACAACCTGTTCGATCTTTTTAACCGCTATGACCTTTGTGGTTCTTCCCCTGAGTTCAATAAGGCGTTTACTCACCGCCTGCCTGCTTACACCCAGCTTCCTCGCTGCTTCAGCTTGAGTCAACCCGTCGTCAACGAGACGTACAAGCTTAGTATCATTGATTTTTTTTGAGTTCATAATCTATCCTTGGTTGACGAAGTTGACATATGGTTGACAGCCCCCTCCCCAACGGTTTAGTTGCTGCTTAGCGGGCATCCAAACCATGCAAGGATATTGTTTAGGCCCTGCTTTAATTGGGTAAGCTCGTCACGATACTCGTCAAGCTCGCTGTCCGTTATCTCACCCACAACATGGGCCGCTAAGACAATATGAAACTGATTATCCAGACATCTAAGATCTGCTTGGGTGGTCATTCCCCGGTTTGTTAGCTGGTCAAGCAAGTTACAGATCTTTGAATACTGTTCTTTGATGTCTTTCATAGTTGATTTTCCTTTTTGGTTAGCTTATTGATTTAAACACCCGCTCACGTGCCTTTGCAGAGGCTACGAGAACAGGGATATGGACATCTTGGTAATCATAAACCTTAGCTTTATCCTTACCCGGCGCCGGGCGGAGGACTCGCCCCAAGTATTGAATGACGCGACCATCAAATCTTATAGGTGTGGTCAAGAACAAGGTTGATAATCCCTTACAGTCAAAACCCTCGCCGATTAGCTGACCTGTGGCAATCAGCACCTTAACCTTACCCTGGTTTAGCCGGTCAATAATCGCTTGTCGTTTGCCATTAGCAACATCACCGGTAAGGACTTCACATTGTACGTCACACAACCCCAGAAGAGCCCTGAGCGTATCGCAGTGCGCCTTCCTGTCTGACAGTACCAATAGGCACATACCTCCGCCGTTCTTGGCCTCTGCTGCTATGTCAGAGGCTATCAGCTGATTACGTTCGGGGTCCCTGGTCAATTCAGTTAGCATGGCGGTGTACTCTTCGCTTGGGTTACACAAAGAGCGAAAATCGGTTTCCCGGATAACCACCTCCGCGGGAACAATGTCTCCGGTCTGAAGAAGGTCTTCTTTATCAACCTCGTGAACAACATCGCCCAGGTGCCAGAATATTAACCGTGACAAACCATCTCTACGGTATGGAGTCGCACTCAATCCCAGCATGTATTTTGAATCAAAGGCAGTGACGGCCTCGGTGAAAGTCCGACTTGGCGCTCGGTGACAATTATGTACGAGAACCCCCTCGGCAAAGTAATTTCCTGTCTCCGTTTCTAAATTATAGACAAAACCGTCTGGACACATCCTGCCAAATCCGCTTCTACTTGTTTGTTCGATAAATGTAACACTTGCCACCCTAATTTCTTTAAGTGTTCTTGTTTCTTTTGATCCTGCAATCTCCTTTTCCCGTTGTGACTCGATCCGTCTATTTCCACACCCACTTTGAGTTCGGGATTTGCGATATCCACTTTGTAGCAAGTTGGAAGATTGTGCTTTTTCAACCAAGATCTTCGTTGTCCCATTGGTAGGTGGGACGCCATCTTTATCGGCACTTCCATCGGCCATCCCAAAACATCTGCAAGTTGCATCTGAGTCTTTGGCGGTTTCTGGCCGTTCCCGCCTCGGTTCTGCGGTACCTGCCTCAGGGTTCCATTCTTTTGTTTGGTCGCTATCATTTTCTCCACTGTTACCCGATTTTTCATCGGGTTGTTTCGGACCTTTTCTATCCGGCCCCAAGTCCGGTTGTACTCTAATAAAAACTTGCCGGCTTTCTTTGCAGCCTCCAGCTTCAGAACCTCCACACAGTCTTGAGAACAACAAGCTCGACCGGCTCTGGCTTGGCTCAAAGAAGTTCTCCAAGGCTTGTATCCCTGGCATTGGACTGGTATGCAGCATACCGCACAAGGTACAATTATCACTTTTTGGCGTTGCTCTCTGCGTTTGTCTCTGCACTCTTGGCAAAAACTCCCCGTGCTTTGTTTCGGTTTTCCACACTCCTGACAATATCCTCTCATCGGAATACCTCCATAGCTTTTTCCCTTTTTGCAATTCATAAGCAGGGACATACTTTTCCCCGTCAAAAAAAGGGTGTATTGGAGTACATATCAAAAAACGACCACCCTCAAGGCCCACTCGGCAAAGCGTCTTAGCTTTTCGTCGGAAGACATGGTGGACTGTTGTATTTAGCACCTGCCCTGTTTTGTGGTCGTACCCTTTAACGACATCCCCAGGATTGATTTTTTGTATTTCCAGCTCCCCCGCGGGTGCGCTCACTTTTGTGTCACCAGTGAAGCACTCATCAACGATAAGATGGCCCACATACTCCCGGATATCTTCAGCACACTTATAAACAGTCTGAACCATACCGACCGTGATCTTTTCACCTACCCGCTTTTTGCCGTCTCCTATGATTCCCACCTCCCCTTTATGAATGCCAAGGAAGGTCTCAATTCTGTCAATCCACTGATAGAGAAGCTCTTTAGTGTGAACAATGACAAGAGCAGGCTGCCGGCGCTTGGCAATGGTATAAAGGCTCACAACGGTTTTTCCGCTGCCAGTTGGCATTGATACGGTCCCGAAGTCCCGAGATAGAATATCCTTGACGGCCATCTCCTGAAATAACCTCAACTGCCCCTGAAACTCAAAGTCAACCTCGGGAAGCGTCCGTCTCTGGTCGTCAATGTCGTATTGCACACAATAACGCTTGCAGAGACCTATCAACTGCCTGGTGTAACCTCTGGGGACTAGCAGGCCGTCCGTGGTGCGTTCATAGCAACAGAGGTATTCATCCAGTTCCCCCAGCCATCGGCCCATTCTTTCAGCTTCCAGGTAAGCAGGATTAGGGAAGGTCAACCGGTCGGTAAGCTCCCTGTCTAATGGTTGCGGGATACCTTGTAGAAGTACTTTATTTGAAATGATTATTTTCATAGTTCTATTAAGGTCTTTTACAGGGTAACTGCCAGATCCGCGTACTCTTTCGCCTTGCCTGATGGTTCGTAAGTGATGTTCATGTTCTCTCCTTTCAGTTCTGTTAAGAGGCATACCCTTTGCCCCCGGCCTAAACTCGCAATGTCGTTGATCTGGTGAAGCACTATTCCTTCTTTTCGAGGTTCTTCAGCCAATGCTCCGTCAGTGCTTCCAGGTTCCCCGTCCAATTGTGCAGTTCGGTAAGGTATTCCTTCCATTTCCGTTTTTGGCCCTTCCTGTTCTGTACGTGCATGAAAAATTGCATCGCCTGGAAAAAGGTGTCATGGAGTTTTTTAAGAGATTCAAGATCCTTTGGTGAAGCGTTTCGATTCACAAGCCACTTATAAACCCTGTCAAAAGCCTGTTCCCGTTCATGGTCATTGCGGGGTATCCTCTCTAATTGTGACACTGCTATTTCGGCAAATTGCATAGCGTCAGACACTTCATAGGTCTCCGTATGTTTATATCCAGGCTTGACCTTGGCTCCCTTTCCCTTCCGTTTCTCCTGGGTTTCTTCATACGCCTTGTTGATGGACATCTCCCCAGATGCTACGGCTTGCTTTGTTTCTTTACCTGCATGGTCTATGACAGTACGGGCCTTCTTGACTTTCGTGGAACTTGTTCCAAGTATCTTAGCCGTTTTATCAGCAGATTTTTCTTTCAAGGGTTCACCTGAGCTCTTGAAATCCTCACTCCGTCTATCGCCCCCCTGTTCCTTCCTCTTATCCACATACTGGATACACCGCCAAAGCTCTGCATCGGTCATATTGCGCCGGTCTCGTTGATTGTGGACAGCATAGTCAAGGGCGGTCTGCTCATCAGGGAATTTAACCCTTGCTACATAAACAGGAGAGAGACTAACATCTTTTGCAGCCTGTAACCGTGTATATCCGTCAATGACAATGAAAGCGTGTTTCCCCTCGTCTCCAGTTCGATCCCATATCACAATGGGCTGTGATTCATCATAACCATGATCTTTCATATGCTCCCCAATGTTATTGAGGGTCTTAGCCTCTACAGGGAACAAATCCTTAAACGGGGATCTCGTTTTCAGCCTGTTTGTTGCCATCCACTGACGTTTACTTTCCATTTGATTATCCTCTCAATTCCCGACGTCGAGAAACTCATCTTCCTGGTAAGCGGCATTCCTGAAAACCTGCCTGCTTCCATCAAAATGAACCGAGACAACACCCGTGCCCGTATTCCGGCCTTTCGCCACAATTAATAAGGCTTCGTGTTTCGGTGCGCTCTTTTTATAGACAGCTTCCCGCCAGATAAAGATTACCGTGTCCGCGTCCTGTTCAATCGCTCCGCTTTCCCTGAGATCAGACAGCATCGGCTTTTTATCGCCGCCTCTGGCCTCACATGACCGATTCAGTTGAGCTAAACAAATAACCGGGATGCTTAGACTTCGTGCCAACCCTTTTAGCTTCATCGATATGGACGCAACCTCCCGCTCCCGGTGTTCAATTTTGCCGTCAGTCCTGATAAGCTGAAGGTAATCAATCACCACCATGCCGATCTCTTCTTTTCGTTTCCTGGCTTCACAGGTTGCCACCAGCTCATCAATGCTCATGTTCGCCTTATCGTTATATGCGATTGGGATCTTGTGCAGTTTATCAGCAGCCTTGATTATCTTCGGCCAATCATCCTGAGATATCCTTGACCGCCTGATTGACGTGTAGTTGACGTTAGCATGACCCGCTATCTGCCTCTTGATGAGTTGGTCTCTTGGCATTTCAAGAGAGAAGAAGAGGACCGGGACCCCGGAAGCCTCTGAAAAGTCTTTAGCTAATATCGACTTTCCCATACCCGGCCTACCTGCTAAAATAATGAGGTCTCCGCCCTGCCACCCGCCTATCAAGTCATCAAGCCCATAAAGCCCTGTTGTAATCCCAGGATCTTCGCTTCCTTCAAGGCTTGCAACCACATTAGGTAGAGCATCGGCCAGATCAACAACATCTCGGCCAACTTCCCCAGGTTTAATCTCGGCAAGCCGTTCTTTAATCTCACCTAAAAAGTCCCTTACATCATTGGTTTTAACACCATCAGCAATATCGCTCGATATCCCCAATAAAACCTCTTTCAGTTTGTGAGTTTTGATTTGTTTAACGTGATATTTCCACCCTGCGGAGGTATGAACGTTGGTTAAGATGTCGGCTAAGTAGTCACTACCGCCAATTTTCGATATCTGTTTTGTCCTGGTGAGGTCATCAAGAATTGAGGTCGGTAATATGGGGTCGCCCCTGTCAGTTACATCAAGAAGGGATTGAAAAAGGGCCTGATGTTTTTCGGCTGAGAAGTCATCCGGTGTTAATTCTGCCCTGATCCGTTTCAGGCAATCCGGGTTAATGAGGATGCCGCCAATAATACATTGCTCTGATTGTGGGATGGTAAACATTAGTCATTGCTCCAGTATGGGGGTTCATCATCAATTTGTTTTTTCTTTGTAAGTCCATCCTTGGACATCTTTAAGGCCAACTGGTCAAATTGCGTCCTGAGTTTGGACGTACTCAAAATATTGTCCTGCCAAAAGGAGTCTTTTTGAGACCATCGAATCAGCCGCTCAATCTCTCCGGGGGGACGCTTATCCTCGCGGATTATAAGACCAACATGCTTGGCCCAAATTTGGAGGTTTGGCTTTTTAAAAGAATTTCTCCTTTCAAGGATTAAATCTAAAAGAAGCTTTGAAAGTCGAAACTCATCAGAGTTTTGACTATAAGATTTATTCTTTTTCTTCTTATCATTCTTGTTCTGTTCCGCTGTTGTTCCGCTGCCTCTTCGTTCGTTGTGCCGTTCGCTTTTTGGAAATGACTGCAACTTATTGTAATTACAGATGGTAAATAGCGTTCCTGCGTGTGTCGTTCGTTGTGCCGTTCGTGCGGCCTTCGTAAAATCTTCGCAAATTCTTCGTACGGTGCTAACTGAAGGTTTTTCATATCGATAACCGATGTAATATCCGCAATCTTTCGCTATTCTCCTATAACTTCGTATTAATTGACCTCTTTTGATGGGGATACCCTTAAACTGGCCATCCGTGTGGTTAGCGTTCCCAATGAGATAAACCCAAATTTTCAGCTTCCAAGGGGATGCGAACCAGATATCTGACGAAAATATCTTTCGGTCTAAAGTAAATTTTGTTCCTTCGCCTATTCTATCCATCGGCTATTTCTCTGGATGCCCTACCTTCCATAGGACATAGTCTGGATTTTATTCCCTTCCATAAAACCCACAACATCTTCCAAAGAATAGCGGATGCTGCCCCTGTTCCCCGAAACCCTCAGCTTGCAATAAGGGATACCCCTCCCTTCGTGCCTATCGTTGCGGAGTGTTTGCAGGGCTCTACCCGTTATTTCCGAAACCTGCTTTTCAGTGAGATACTTCGGTACGTCCATTTGCTTCTCCTTTCATTTTCCCTGAAATTGGTCATCATCTTGGGATTCCTCTTCACTAACTACGCTTATTGTTGAAATCCCTGCACCTACTATTAATAGGTTGGAGTTCTCCAATTTCCATTGGAGAAATAGGTTGGAGAAAACGTAAGGAGTGGTATAACTTACTGATAGTTAATGGAAATTTTTTTTAGGATTTTTTTAAAAAACTCCAACAATTGTGGTTGGAGTTCTCCAAACAAGTAGAAGGGAAGAAAGGTAAGGGTTATTCCTGTAGGTCATCGCCATAAAGTAGTTTTTGTGAACTTATGCGCGAAAGGTCAATATCAGGAATACTTCCGGCATTTCCATCTAAGGAAACAAGCTCACTAAACCCCTCTTTAGTCAGCCAACCTTTATTGGTTGCAACTGTTGCGGCAGAAACAAGTTTAGTGAAAATGCTTTTTGCTATATGTTCTTCAGCCTGGCTATAGGCTTTTTTGTAGGTCTCATAGAGCTTTGCTATCTTTTCACGCAACTGGTCTTCTGTGCAGCGATCATACTGCATCTCTATCGGATTGATGCCAAGCCTATCTTCTATGTTGAATTTTGGCTTATAGGTCCCTTGTTTTCCGGGAACCAGCTCGAATAGAGAATATTTTTCTGGTATTCCAACTTGGTATACTTTATTAAGGCCACCAATAAGTTTGGCGCTCAAGCTTTTGAGCCTTTTTTGTCTATGACTATATTTTGGATTTTTACGTGCTTCGTGGGTCTTACCTAATGTTGAAGGGCCGCAGGAGTATGTGTGGTCAGGGCTTTGAAGGATATTAAGAAAGTCTTTCCAAGGAACAGCTTCCTTACCTTGAAAGCCCAATATGCTGAGATTGAGAGACTTCGATGGTTTCCCGGGTGTTTGAACCTCAATCTCAGAATCATTTTCATAGAAGACCCTCAAACTCCTAACAAAGCTTTCGTATTCGGGCTCCTTTTCGGTAGCCGCCCTATCAAGCACATTCGGAGAAGGGGAGGTTAGATCCTCATCTTTTTCCTTGTGGGTAACCGGCATTTCAGTGGAACTGTCCAACCTGGGATATCCGTGTTGTTCTGCAAACTCCGAGGCCTCATCCTTCTTGAACAGCAAGGAATTTAGTTCGAAGAGAACTATCGATGCCTCTTTTTCATCAAGGGGGAGGGTGAAGCTCATGTGTGGGGGAGGGTCTTTAAGTTCTAATGGTTGTTTTTCGTAACGCTCCTTAGCTTGTTGCTTTTTTTCCTGATCAGTCAAGTGAAGTAGGGGGTTCTCCCTGTGAAAGCCTCCTCCTCGTGTAACTACTTTACCCGTCTCCTGTTCTCCATGCGCAAGATCGACGAGTCTATTGAGTTCGCTTTCGTACCATTCAATAGGATTCTTCCGGCCACGTTCCAAGGTGTCTGCGTTGATAATCTCCTGCCCGTTTTGGTTGTATATCCGAAGTCCTTTTTTTAGGTACCCAAATAGCTCGAAGCCTCTTTTTCCCCAGTGGGCTTTCAAGTCTTTGCCATTAATGTAGTCTGACATATCGCGCCTCCTGCCTCGCTCCTGGTGTTTTCCAGGGGAAGACCGGCCAGGATATCCGGTCTTGTCAGATCGAGTAGCTATCCCGATCCTATCCCCCGAAAGGGTTTCAACTATGATTTGCCTTCAGGTTTACAACCTTCTCATCCTTCTTATTCACTGCCGCGTTAATGATGTCTCCGGCCAAAGCGGAGGCTCGTTTAAGTGCATCATCTCTTAAGTGGGCATATCTCTGGGTCATAAGCGGGCTCTTATGCGTCAAAAGCTTTTGGAGGGTGTACATATCAACCTGACCGGAAGAGGCCAGCATGGAGGCGTAGACGTGGCGAAGCCCGTGCAGCGCTCTAAAGTCCTTTGGTAGGCCTGCTGCTTCCTTAATCTTGCTCAACTGGTGATTGATATCCGTGCGTCGCTTTCCATTACGCCCCGGGAAAATATAGGGGCTGCCTGTCTTAGGATGCGCCTCTAAGAGATTTTTCGTGGCATCGTTGATTGGAATTTTCTGATCGGGTCCGCCTTTGGGATCACGAATGGAAATAAAACCACGTTCAAAATTTATATCCTTCCATTTCAATTTAAACATTTCACCCCGTCGCATACCGGTGAAAAGGGCCATCTTCATTAAATTACCAGCCTGGGGATGTTCGTCTTTTTCGACGGCCTCCAACAGCTTTGACAACTGTGTGGGTGTTAGGTCTTCCGTTTTTTCGTTGTGGACAGTAGGTATCTCGATTTTGAAAGCCAATGGTTCAGACAGTCTTTTCTGATCTCCGAAATTGGCAATCCTTCGCAAAAGGGCGAGAGTTAGTTTCACAGTCTGCGGGCTCTTACTCTTCAACATCTTCAGCCGTAGCCGGTCGGTATCCAGGGGGATGAGCTCTTTTGGCTCCCTATCTCCAAATGGCGACTTCAAATATTTCTTGTATCGATTTTCATCGGGACCGATGCCCTTGAGGCCTGGTTTTTGTCGTTTATACTCTACCCATAGACGGTCAAAGGTCCATTTCCTGGTCTCCGCCTCTTTCTCAGACTGCTCGGCTTGTCTTTTTTCTTTGTTTGTTGGCTGATGGCCCCTAATTTTTTCCGCCCTCATGCTTGAAGCCCGAGCTGGAGTCATATCATCCCGAAATTGCCTGCCAGCCTTTTCCTCGATCAGTTTGCCATCCTTCCTGTACATGATATAAAAAATTTTCTCCGGCTTACTATCCAACGATTGGACCTCAACGTAATAAACGCCGGGATACCTGGTTTTCAGTCTTTCTTGTTTTGGCATTGCGCCCTCCTAAAATAGTTGTGGCAGAATAGCGTGTTATGAGATATACGAGGGAGTTGTCCCCAACACTATCCCCAACATATTTCTTATATTAAGAGGTAATTTAAGGTAAGTCAAGAGAAAAGGTGATTTAAAAATACTTCTGATATCAATAGGTTTTGGAGGTGTTTTAGGAAGGCTGGGTAAATAGCGGTAAATGGTTGCTTCTGGTCTCCGGAACCAGAGGTCGCGCGTTCGAGTCGCGCATCGCCCGCCATAATGATATCAAGGGGTTAGCCCCGCCGTCATGGGCGGGATTAACTCCTTTTTTTTTGCATTAACATTTTCTGCGCTATTCCCCGTTGATAGCTTCTCCGTGAAACCGGCTGTTCATCGGTTTTGGGAGCAGAATATTGAATGGGGTTATCGAAAAAAGTCTGAATAATTCTGTCCTATCGAAAGGAGGGATGAATAATGATGTGCCACGAGGTGGATTATGAAGTCTTTGGGGATGATATGCAAATCGTTGAGAAGGAATTGGATCCCGGCGAAACGGTAATTGCCGAGGCCTTAGAGCTGATAAGGGAGCCTTCGGTTTAATGAGATCCCTTCCAAGTCAATGGCCACATCATAAACAAGAATCTCTACCCCTCTTTGAACCGCTTTTCTCAATTCCTGACCATAGGCCGGATCGATGTGATCCGCCGGCCGGAACCGCTCCGCATCCATCCTCTGAACCAGATAGAACATCACCGATCGATCCCCTTGCCTGATCTGCTCCTGGAGCTCTACCAGGTGCTTGAGGCCTCTTGAGGTCACCGCGTCCGGAAAACAGGCCAGACCGTCAGTCACCAGGGTGCAGTTTTTCACCTCTACGAAGCACCTCTCCCCCCCATTTTCAAGAAGAAGATCAATGCGAGAATTTTCACCGTATTTGACCTCTGAACGGATGGTGTCATAACCGGACAAGGCCTTAACATACCCGGCAGCGATGGATGCCTCGGTCAGCCGGTTGGGGACCATTGTGTTGACTCCAACAAGTGATCTCCCCATATCTATGAGTTCCCATGTGTATTTCAGGCGGCGTGAGGGTTTGTTGTGCCTGGAGAGGTATACGGGACGACCCGGCTCGGAGCACGCCTTCATGCTCCCTGAGTTGGGGCAGTGGGCCGTGACCACATGACCATCTCTGAGTCTGACGTCGGCCATGAAGCGTTTGTATCGTTTGATCAGGGTGCCCTGTATGAGCCTTGGCCATTTCAGGGTCGCTCCAAGGTCCCCTCTGGTCACAATTGTCAAGACAGATCTTCCTTTCACTCCACCTACCTAATGAACTTGGGGTCTGACCCCTACCTGCTACAACTTCTTAGCAATTGTTGATTTCATGACTGATCACACCCACCGCATACTCCACGTCATCTTCGGTAATGTGGTAATTGGTAACCGCTCTCATCTGCCTCGGTCCGGTAGGCAAGAGGAGTACACCTTCCCGGCCAAGCCGACCTGCCAGATCATTTGATGAAACATCGTTGTGAGTAATATTAATGTATACGATATTGGTCTTAACGTTTTCAGGATTAACAGACAAGCCGTTTATTCCTGCCAGATCTTCTGCCAATCTCCGGGCGTTGTTGTGGTCTTCTGCCAAACGCTCAATCATCTCTGTAAGCGCAACGATACCGGCAGCAGCCAAGATACCTGCCTGACGCATGCCACCGCCTAATACTTTTCGCGCACGCCGAGCCTCTTCGATAAAATCATGGCTTCCGCAAACCACTGACCCGACCGGGGCGGCTAGGCCCTTGCTCAGGCAAAAGGAGACGGAATCTGCTTCTGAAACGAGTTCAGATGCATCAATACCTAATGAAATAGCGGCGTTGAAAATGCGGGCGCCATCCACGTGCACCTTGACCCTGTTACGACGCGCGATTTCCCCCACCCCTTTCATATATTGAGGAGTTAGAGGCTTCCCGCTGCATCTGTTATGTGTGTTTTCAAGAATGATCAGTCGTGTCCTCGGGAAGTGAATATTGTCCGGCCGGATTGCTTCTTCTATAGCGCGAAGACCGAGTGTGCCATCCGGTTTGTTGGGGAGGGTACGGGGATG